TGCCGGCAGCGCCGATGTCCTTGGTCGTTTCGTCCAGCTTGAAGAGGAAGCCGGAAACGTCAATCCATCCCAGGTTGACGTAGTCAGCGCTGGGGATTGTGTCCGGGCTCTCAAAAGCCGTAGGAGGGAAGACATTGGGCGCACCGGCCCAAACGATAACGTCACCGGCCGCGTAGGTGAGCAGGTTGTTCTTGAGCTGATGGCCTGCGGGACTAGTCACTTGTTCTCCTAATTGTGCGTGCGAACTTCATAAGTCGCGTTGATTCGGACGATGTTTGGATTTGCCTCCGGTATCCGCCTTGGTCCGTTAATGGTAACGACGTTTACTATCACCGCCTGTCCTGCCAATACTATGGCGCTATGTAGACCGAGCAGGCTAGCCCGGATTTCACGAGCCACCAACATCGCATTTCCGTGATCAGGATCGAATACGTCAACATCAACAATAGGATGGTCAACGAAATGGCCCCGGTCAGCGCCGCTTATCCGGTGAACCCTGACCACGGTTCCGGTAAGGTCGCCAGCTGGCACCGTCGTTACAAATCTAATGGCCCCGGTAAAGTCCTGACCTAGCGACCACAATAGCGCAAGCTCGACATCCGGGAACAAAGGCGAGACGCCAGGGGAAGGCCCAGCCCAGGGAGGTGGGCCCTTTGCCGGAGAAACAGTCATCGCGCCTCCGTTCCGGCCCGGAGCAAGGTATGATACGGCTCCCGGCCGTAATGGCCCCATTCCACAAACACGGCTTCCGGAGCGTCATTTGAAACAATTGCCTCGGCCCGGTCCCGCGTAGCTCCGCCACGCCGCGATGACCGGATATGGAAACTGGCCTTATACCGGCCTCTGTGCGGGTCGCGCTCATCGCCTACCGGAGCCGTGGCCTCTGCGAGCGCGCGGATCAATTCCGCGCGGCGCACGACCACTCTCAGCATCATTTCCGACCGGAGCAATTCACCCATTCCTCGCCGGTCGTGCGAGAGCTTTACATCCGTCATACCGAAGCTCCAGTCACCTTGTTAGCCCGGATAAGGATGGGAGGCCGTCCGCCAGTAAATGGCGAAATACCTTGCATTGGCTGGCCCTGAACCTCGTACTGAACTCCGTCAATAAGCAATGCGTCAATATAGCTAACATCCGTCCCGGACGGCACATACACGGAAATGTCAGCATTCAATTGGTCGGTACCCTCGACAATTTCAGAGCTACCACCATATTGGACAGAGCAAGGGAATACGTCCACAGTGGTAATCGAGTATTGATCGTCGCCATAAGCATCTGTCCCGGAAACAGCCCTGCGCTGTATCGTGACGGTGCTCCCGTAATTGATATTGGGAGTAGGGTATGACATTTGCTATCCCGATATCGAAATGGTTCCAATCTTTGGGCGGTAAGCCGCGAGGCTAGGGAGCCCGGCCACCGTCAGTTCCGCGAGCATACCGCTCCCGGCCGTACGGTGCATGGAATAGCTATATGTGCCCATCGTCTCGCTCGCGAGGCCGCCAACCATAGTCGGCGCAACCAGCATCGAGATAACGGCCGTTGTCAATACCGCGACAACGTCATCCGGCACATTGCTGTCCCCGTGGTCGTAATCAACTATGAATGTGCTCGTAAACCAGTCCAGGTCATACCACAATTCCGGCAGATTGATAACGCCGGAATGGATAGGCTCCGGGACGGTGATCTCATCGATTTTGTCAAAGGAATACCAGAACACGCTAATGTCCGGAATTCCGGGAGCGCCACCAATAGCCGTGACGCTATTGACCGCGTTGATCGGCCTCCCTGGGAGCTTGATAACTCCCCGGTCTGAGCGCAGCTTCCTGACGTCATTCGCTACGTGAGCGAAGTCGCGGAAACAATACCGGCGGATATGCGCGGAGCCGTCCGCCAATAGCGCACCAATTCGCTGATTCTCGATTTGGTTAAGAGGCCTGCCAAGCCTAGCCACGACATCGTCTGCCGTGGCCAGGCTCGGGAGACTAGGCGTGGTCACGATCAGCCGCCAGCGCCAGCCGGATAGGTTTGGACGGTAGTCAGGGCTGCGGCCGTAGGAGCCGTTGCGCCAACCGGGAGTACCGCACCGAAAGGCCACCGCTGCGGGTTGGAGCCGCTCATCACGGCCGTCGGCTTCATGATGGTGACCGGGTTGACGGTCGCGTAGGCGAGGCGCATTGTCAGGCGAAGCGCCACGGAGTCCTGCTGCATCAGGTTCAGGATGACCTTCCCGGTATCGTCCGAAATGACGCCTTCGGTAAAGGTCTTGTAGGTGATGTCCTGGCGCACGCCGATGATCGCCTTGGAGAAGTCGCCGCAAAGCAACATCGCCTTTGTCGCGTCCCACGAACCGTTGTTGACTTCCGACATCGTGAATCCGTACAGATTCCCGCCACGGCCGTTCTGCATGTCCGGCTCGTAAATCGGGACACCCTGCGCGGAGCGAATACCGATCAGCTGCCAGTTCATTCCCGGCATTGCCGCGAAGCCGTTCACGGTGTACCCGGTCACGGCCATGTTCTGGGCGAGCTTCGCCACGTCCTGACCGAGATCAACGCCGGTCCCGGCAATGACGAATTGGCCGGACTTTCCGGCTCCGGTGTATACGGATTCGCCCCAGGTGGCGGGCTTGTTCACGCCCCACAGCACCGCCAGGTCGATCAGGTTGCCCACCGCTTCCGCGAGACGCGGCTGGACCTGGGCCCAGAGCGGGACATCCGCGTCGTCAAGGTAGTTCTCAGGAATTGGAACAATACACGCCAATTCCTCGACCACCAAGATGACATTCTTCCATTGCATCTGGGTGGTCTGCTTCAGGCCGGTATCGCCACCGACCCAATAGGCGAACGGCAGCACGTCCAGGACGGGAAGCCGGTTGGTCTTGGTTGAGAGAATGGTCCGGTTGCAGAGGGTCAAGGCCGCGCTGGCCTTTGGCGCCTCTTCGATGATCGATGTAGCCAGCGGCTCCGGGACAAATGCATCCGGCCCGGACGCAGCGCGCTGGATAAGGGAGTTGTAAACTCCGGCCACGGTAACACCCTTTCCGCGCAGACGGAGCCGCGCGAATTACTCCCCGCCACCGCCCGTAAACAAATGGCGGAGAAAGTCGTCTTTGGACTGGGGTGGCGTTGCGCCGGTGGGTTGGGAGCCCGCGCGAAGCGATTCAATAGGCCGCATACCCGAAGCAACAGAAGGGTAGCCGTTACGGCTCATGATCTCCTGCGCTATTTCCTCGGCCCTGGTTTGGATGATCGTCGACAAATTCTCAGCACGTGCTGTTACCTCTTCAGCCGTACCAGAGCCGAGATAGTCAACGATGTCAGCCGGAAGGTCAAATGCGGCGGCAGCCATCACGCGATTATGCGAAGCGGTAACTTCATCAGCATGCCGCAATGCCTCATCGCGAGCCTCTGTCGCCTTTTGAAGCTCGGTCTTGTTGGCGTCCTCTATTTCCCTCAGCTTTTCGGCAGCACCTTTGTTCTCACCGGCCCTACCCTCCCATTTACGGGATTGGGCCTTCCAGTGCTCTACCTGACGCTGAAGCTCTTCTGGGTCTTGACCAGCCATTTGGCCAAGCAACCTTTGAGCTTCGCCATCCTCCTGCTCTGGCGTTCCGCCTTCGCCGGTGGTAGCACCCTCACCCGTTTCGGGTCCGGGCTCTATAGGCTCGCTCATGTGGTTCCTTCCGTCATCCTCCCCGGATAATAGCTGATCCGACCGGGGCAAGGGAAGTCCCAGAATTACCCGGCCTTTTTGGCTGCCTCGGCTGCCTTTTCTCCCGGAGCGTGTCCCGGCCTCGCGCCGGTCGCGCGCTGGTGGAGATTAGAGCAGAGCCCTTTGACAATAGCCGGGCTCACGTATTTGGACAAATGCGTGACGCACCGATCGAAATCACCAGGCACGCCCCAATTGATTTTGGCGGCTCCCTCCCCATGCGCCCAGTATTCCATAAGCCGCTGAGTGCTCTTGACATCGCCCGGTGTCGTTTCCCTACCCGCTACCATTTTCGCCTCCTGGCTTTACCGCCACCCAGTCGAATCTGAGCCGTTCCGGATCGGACCAGAGCGGCCGGCAAATCACATTCCAATCCTCTGGCAATGTCCGGATATTGTTTACTGTGATGAGTACCGTGCCCGGAGCTACCTGATTCTGAATCCGGTATTCCAGGAAGTCTTCTGCCTCGGTATCCCGGAGCGGATGATTGATATATACGATCCCATACCGGAGGCTGAAGCTGTTACGTACATCCCATTGCCGGACGTTAGCTCCCATTTCCCGCGCGGCCTCGACATATTGCGGATATAGCTCCAGCCCATGCGCATCCAGGCCCATCCGCGCCGCTATCAGAACCTTGGTACCTATTCCGGCTCCGACATCCAGGAAGCGGCCGGTTGGATTATATGCAATAGCAACCGATAGGAGATTGGCAAATTCCAGCGGCGGGTAAGGCTCCCAACCATACTCCTGCGGGTGCTCTTCCTCGCGCCGTAGCTCCGGGCAAAGATGAATCCACCTCTGCTCGATGGCTACGGCATTATGGATAGTTTCTGCGACAGTGGCCATTTCACCTCCAAATCGGCCTAATGGGCTCAGTCAGCCGGATCAGCTTGACATAGCTCGCGCCTCCCCGGTCGGCACATCGCTTACATACCGCCATTAGCGTTACCGCCATTGTGGCGTGAATAGGGCAAAGCCAAACATCCTCCGTATGCGTCTCTTCCCGGCAATGCCTCCGGTACAATGACGTGGGCGTCGCACCGCATAGGACTCCGCGCCCAATTCGGCCCGAGCATGGCGACATTCGCGGTACCATCAAATTCGGTACCGCGATTGATATTTGCCAGGTTGTCATACCTGGGCGATAAAGCCGACACCCGCTGACCCGGTCCCGGCCGCAGCCTGGAGGCTGTCGCCGGTAATGGGCGTGCGTGGAGTCGCCAGGAGGTAGGCCGCGATGGTATTGGCCGATGTACCGGAAACGGCCGTACAGCAAATGGCCCAGTTAGCCGTTCCTGGCGCTGATGTAAACGGTCCCCACGTCAGCGCGCCCGAATTCCAGTTCTGGCTCGGGCTCGCGGCGCTGGCCGCAGTCACCGCCATTGTCTGGCGAGCGTAGCCGGTAGCCGTCGCGAATTCGGCAATGGACGCACCGCCCATCGTCGTTTCCGTGGACTGGAGCGCTCCGGTAACGGCCGCAGAGCTAATTGCCTGATAGACCGATCCGGCAGCCGGGCTCTGCGTCTTGAGGAATACCGCGTTGAGCGCTTGTGATTCCGCATATTGGAAGAGTTGGCCGGAAGAGAGAGCGGGCATATCAGGCTCCCGTGAAATGCTCGGTGAAGAATTCCGGGTCCACCGTCGTGTGACGGCTTTGGCCGGTCCTATCCGTCCACTGGACGATAGGCCAGCCTGAGTCAGCGTCGAATTCCAGCACCTTCACTTCCTCGCCGGAATGTAGGTCTAGCTCCCGCATTTCTGCGAGCAAATCCTCACCCGCATGATGCCGGCCGAACCCATGTCCTTCCTCGTGGTTGTAGGTGTATTTCCGGCCCTTCGCGGCTTTTGCCATTTGAAGCCTCCTACTTCAACGAGCCGTCAGAATTCCAGTTGTCCGGTATATCCGCGCTCCATCCCTTTGATGCGGCTACCCGGATTATATACCTCCTGACTTTTGCGCGCTCTGCATCGGTATTTGGCCGGGCTCTCCCCACGGCCGAAATGGCGGCTGATAGGGAATTGCTCTTGCCATATCGCGTCTTGATTGGGAAGCGCGGAGCGTCACTCGCATTGGCCTGAGACGGGGCCATCGCCTGTCCGGCCTTACGCAACCGCTTCCGCTCTTCCATTCCGGCCGGGGTGCTCATTTCCTTCCTCCTACATTTGGGCCGCTAGCGTCCGGCATTTTGCCGCATCCGCCCGGAGCGCGGTGATCTGCCTATTCACGCTGACAATTCTTGACTCGACTCCCGCCACGGTCTTGGCCTGAGTCGATACGCTCTTGACTTTGGCGGCCGCAGCCTGAGACGCGGTGGTGACCTTTTTGGTCGTGGCTCCCGGCTTGACCTTCCCGCTCGCGCCCGATTTGGAGCCTGCCGGCTTTTTGGGTGATGATCGCTTCGCTGTGGCGTGCGATTTGGGTGTGCTCGGATGGAGCATTTGCTGCTTGGCCGCCCGCAATTGCTGAAGCTCCGTAGTCAATTCCCGGATACGCGACGCATCCTGGCGGGCTCTATCGAGCAATTGTTTCTTTACCGCGCCGCCAGGCTGAGCCGGTCCACCCTTGGACCCAAACCGGCCTCCCTGCGCTCGCGGATGCAAGCTCTCATTGAATTGCGGGGTGGTCATGCCGACTCCAATGTTGCTCCCAGGCGGCCAAAGCCGCTTTGCCACGCTTTCCCTTTGTTGCTTCGCCCCATTGTCTCGATAGCGATTCATTTGCCGGAGCCATGCCTTCAAATACCGGCTCCGCGAGGCAGCCGCAATGATCGTGCGCCCTGAACTTTACCGACTCTGACGTGTATACACCTCCGCGCCCGGCAAGCATTGCACAAAAGGCGCAAGCTCCCGGTTCAATCACCCGTTCCCAACCACGGGCATTCGGGTCATTGATCGCGCTCTTGGTGATGGTATTCCGGCTCCCCTGAAGCACCAGCCGGGTACCCGCTCCCTGAACAGCCCGGCTCGCTATTTGGGATGCCTCTTCTGAGTCCAATTCCTTGGCCTGATGGAAGAATGTACCCGGCCCCATCGACTCCATTACCCGCTCGGCATATTGAGAGTCCAAATCGGTACCCGGCAGATGAAGGTAATCAAGCCCGGCCGTCACCCTGGCATTCTGATAGAAGTTAGCCGCATTCGCCGCAGACACGTCGTATTGCTGAGAAATCAGCCCGAACAGCGTCGGCCGTAGCGCATTCCAGCTATCCGCGAAATGCCTAGGGTCGATGTAATGCTGCCAAAGGTTTTGGATGCCGGTTTGGGCGTGATTTGCTATGGCGAATTGGCGGCTCCTGTAGCCGTAGGCGAGTGCTGCCAGGGCCAAGGCTCTCGGGACCGGGGAGCCGGGCACACGAGGTGCCATCAGTGTGGCCGGAACTGGCACGCTGGCCGCGTACGGCGCGGAGCCGGTATCCGGCTGTGAGCCGGGCTCCTGTGCCACGAGAGTGCCATTAGCGGGCTGCGTCATGCCTGGCCACCTCCGGGCGGTGGGCTAGCCAGAAGTTGCTGGGCCTCTGTTACGGGACCACCCAGCGGGCTCGCGGCTCGCGCGGCAGTAGGAGAGGCACCAGTCAGCGGGCTCGTGCCATTACCGCCACCAGGAGCGCCACCTATGGCCGCCGCTTGCCCGGCCTGGCCGAGAGCCTGCTGGACTTGAGCTTGCGCGTCGGCCCGTTGCTTGGCGAGTAGCCAGGCCGCGACATCATCTGAAGTAACGCCAGGGATTCGCTTCCAAAGCTCTTCCACCGGCACGCCGAGCATTTGGGCGACCTTTGTCAATCCGTCGATGGTAGCCGAGAATGCCCGCGCGCTCGTGTCACGCCAGATGACCGATCCGTTTAGGTCATTCCAGCCGTCCATATTGCCGGCAGCCTTTGCCGACAGCCGGTAAGTATTCCGCCACGAGTCGGTAAGAATGGACTGAAGCTCTCCCACCTTCCGGTCCAGGCCATCACGTGCGGCCGCGAGAGCTTCCGCGCTCAGGTTCGCAATTTGCCCGAGCAAATGGTATGGCGGCACCTGGCTGATCGTAGACATATGCCTAATGCCGGCCTCGCGGGAATCGTTATATGACGTCAGAC